CCGCCGAAAAATCCATGACGAGGATGTGCGCCGTCCGACAGAAATGACTCAGGAAGCGCTCAGACGGATAGCAGAGTTATACGACATAGAAGCGGAGATACGTGGCAGTCCGGCAGAGGAACGGCTTGCAGTCAGAAAAGCCAGAAGCGTCCAGTTGATGCCAGTCGTTGTACGACTGGATACAGTTGCAGAGGAAAACGCTGTCGAAACATGCGGAGATGGCGAAGGCGTTCGACTATATCCTGAATCACTGGAATGCGCTGAACGAGTTCTGTCGTGACGGCCGGGTGGAAATAGACAACAACATCGGTGAAAACGCGTTACGATCGGTGGCGGTTGGAAGAAAAAATTATCTCTTTTTCGGCTCAGACAAGGGAGGAGAAAGTGCGGCGATCATCTACAGTCTGCTGGTCACCTGCAAACAGAACGAAGTGGAGCCGGAGGACTGGTTGCGCGAAGTGATCGAGAAGCTCAATGACTGGCCGTCGAACCAAGTGCATGAACTGCTGCCCTGGAACTTCTCGTCTGTAAAATAATCCTTACGCTACGTACTTCTCGGGGCGCTTACGGATGTTGGGACTTGAACCGAAGAACACGGCGGTGCGGAGTCCGGAGAGTAACGGAATAGCAGAGAGCTTCGTGAAAACGATAAAGCGTGACTACATCAGTATCATGCCCAAACCAGACGGGTTAACGGCAGCAAAGAACCTTGCAGAGGCGTTCGAGCATTATAACGAATGGCATCCGCATAGTGCGCTGGGTTACCGCTCGCCACGGGAATATCTGCGGCAGCGGGCTTGTAATGGGTTAAGTGATAACAGATGTCTGGAAATATAGGGGCAAATCCAGTCACCGCGATTATCTCCGCTCTGGTTATCTGCATCATCGTCTGCCTGTCATGGGCTGTTAATCATTACCGTGATAACGCCATTACCTACAAAGAGCAGCGCGACAAAAACGCAAGAGAACTGAAGCTGGCGAACGCAACCATTACTGACATGCAGCAGCGCCAGCGTGCTGCTGATGCACTCGATGCTAAATACACGACGGAGTTAGCCAATGCGAAATGAAGTGGTCAACAAAAACTGGCCACCGAGTTAGAGTTTTTCCAGTATCGATTTTCCGATTCGTTTGGGGGTAACCCACCGTTATATTCGTGCGGTCTTAGTGCACTGTAATATCCAACGATATAGTCCGTTATGGCGTGAGCTGCCTCGCTGAAGCTTACGTAACCCACCACCGGCATCCATTCGTTCTTCAGACTCCTGAAGAAGCGTTCCATTGGGCTGTTATCCCAGCAGTTTCCGCGCCGGCTCATACTCTGTCTGATCTGGTATCGCCACAATAACTGCCGGAACTGCCTGCTCGTATAATGACTGCCCTGATCGCTGTGGAACATCACCCCGCCGGGCTTACCACGGGTTTCCCATGCCATTTCCAGCGCTTTCATGGTGAGCCTGCTGTCCGGCGAGAACGACATGGCCCAGCCCACTGGTTTTCTTGCGAACAGGTCGAGAACAACGGCGAGGTACGCCCAGCGCTTACCCGTCCAGATATAGGTCACATCACCGCACCACACCTGATTTGGCTCGGTCACGGCGAACTGCCTTTCAAGGTAGTTAGGGATAGCAACATGTTCATGACCACCACGTTTATACCGGTGAGTCGGCTGCTGACAGCTGACCAGCCCCAGCTCTTTCATGAGCCTGCCAGCAAGCCAGCGTCCCATCTGGTAGCCTCTCCGGGTTGCCATTGTGGCGATGCTTCTTGCTCCGGCCGAACCGTGGCTGATGCCATGTAGCTCAAGTACCTGACTGCGTAATACAGCCCGTCTGCCGTCTGGTTTTTCAGGACGGTTTTTCCAGTATCTGTAGCTGCTGCGATGAACCCCGAACACATGGCAGAGTGTGACCACAGGATAATGCGCTCTGAGTTTCCCGATTATCGAGAACTGTTCAGGGAGTCTGACATCAAGAGCGCGGTAGCCTTTTTTAATATTTCATTCTCCATTTCAATGCGTTGTAGCTTTTTCCTGAGCTCACGGATTTCAATTTGTTCCGGGGTAATGGGGGAGGCTTTTGGTGTTTTGCCCTGACGCTCATCACGCAGTTGTTTGACCCATCTTGTCATTGTGGAAAGGCCAACATCCATAGCTTTGGCGGCATCTGCCACCGTGTATTTCTGGTCAACAACCAGTTGAGCGGATTCGCGTTTAAACTCTGCGCTAAAATTTCTTTTTTTCATTGGAGCACCTGTGTTGTTCTGAGGTGAGCATATCACCTCTGTTCAGGTGGCCAAATTCAGTGTGCCACTTCAGGGTCCATCCCTCTTCTCCCTGCGCGCTACTTAAGTGAGTCGATTCTATCTGCGAAGGTGCGCGAATCAAATTCACCGGAAATAAACAACAAAAAACCCGCCGAAACGCTGAGAGATCACAGCGATGGGCGGGTTAAGTGCGGGTGCGTTGAGGATGCCTGACACATCAGAGGTGGGCGGGGATGGGATCAGCTCCCCACCCGGTCACTCTTACTTCCTGGATTCGTAGTCTACGAAGACAGCGACCTCCGTCTGGCCGGTTCGGATTCGTACCTCACAGAGGTCTTTCCTCGTTACCAGTGCCGTCACTATGACGGTTAAACAGATGACGATCAGGGCGATTAACATCGCCTTTTGCTGCTTCATAGCCTGCTTCTCCTTGCCTTTCGGCATGTAAGAGGCTAACCTACATGTGCAAAGCATGAAATTGGCCTCAGATTAATGTTAAGCGTCTTGCCGGACGCGTAATGTTAACTGGGGCTTTTCTCTATCTGCCTTTTGGTGTTCATGCCTGAAGCAGATAGCCTCAAGCACCCGCAGTCATTCTACTTACCTCGCCAATATGAAATCAATCAGAAAGGTGCCCCATAAAATCACTCCTTCTCTTCTTTACCGTAGTGGAGTTGACCAATTTTGATAAGAGGGCGTCCCTGAGATTTGCGGTGTAGATTGGTATCGCGCAGAGAATACACACAGCCACAATATTCCTGCTGATAGAATTTTTCGCGCTTGCTGATTTCAATCATACGGGACGAGCCGCCCTGCTTGCGCCAGTTATAATCCCAGTACACCATGCCCGGATAATGCGCGACGGCTCGCCGCCCACAGTCGTTAACCTGCTGCATATTTTTCCAGCGTGAAATGCCCAGTGAACTGCTGATCACACTGAAACCATTTTCAGCGGCGTACAGCGCTGTCCGCTCAAAACGCATGTCAAAACACATGGTGCAACGGATCCCTCGTTCGGGCTCCCATTCCATTCCTTTGGCTCGTTCAAACCAGTTGTCTGTGTCGTAATCAGCATCAATAAACGGCACGCCGTGTTGTTCAGCAAAGCGAATATTCTCATCCTTACGAATTAAATACTCTTTCTGAGGATGAATGTTCGGGTTGTAGAAAAAGATGGTGTAGTCGATTTCCGAGGCCTGAAGCGCCTCCATCACCTCACCGGAACATGGAGCACAGCAAGAGTGCAGTAGTAGTTTGTTTGCCCCGTTTGGGAGCTCCAATTTGGGCCGTTTGAAATCAGCAACTGTCATAAATATGTTTATTGAGGTCATAAAAATATCAAAGAGTGTAGCATTAGAACGGGGCTATCGGAAACAGATGTGTGACTGCTCCCCGCCCTTTCGGGCGGTCTCCTGATGATTTGAGGGTGCAGAAATCCCTCCGGTTAAGGATTAAATTTTTAACAGTGCTAAATTTAATTATTCAGTTCTGGATTTTGTCGCCCTGCGTATCCGCGCTTTCGCGTTACGCTCAATCTGTATCAGCTTTTCTATATTTCTCCGCCTTTCCTGTTCCTCCTGGCGCAATAGCCTTACATCATCTGCCAGTCTGGTTTCTCTTTTTGCCACAGAGAGCATCCAGTCAAACGGCTCCACAACCGCACCGCAGATTTTACAGCGGACCTGACGCTCTTTTTCGTCAACCCGTACAGAGGCGTGATGGCAATATGGTCTTTCCGATGGCTTATAAAGAAAATTAACCTGATTACGAGGGTCATCCTCTTTTATCGGAAATAAAACGATATTGCTTAACTCATCTTCTGGTTTTATTTCCATGCTCCTCTCCTTTGATGCGAATGCCAGCGGTAATTGAAGCCTGATAGCTAATTTCATTCACAGTATCGCCTCCTGAAAATTACCCTGATAGAAAGCCAGTACACGCTGCATAGCTTCGCTCTTCCGGCACTCGCGACAGATTATATTCAGGCGCCTGTCGTAGCGGCGTATTTCTCCGTCAGGTAATGACCAGATAAGGTCCGGATCAACAACAACCGGTTTCCTCACCTTTACTCTCGAGAGTTTTTTGCGGGCGCTTTGCCAGTCCTTGCGAGCCTGTTCAGACGGGAATAAGCCGTAGCCAGAATTATATACATCACCACTTGCGACCAGTTCTATGCATAAGCGACCGACAGACGCACGACTGATACCTGTTTCATCGGACAACTGCCGAATCGTGACCCGACCGTCCTGATGCACGAGTTCCACAATTCGCGTCTTCAGTTCTTCCCGCTGTTCGGGAGTAAAAGGTTTCGCCATAAATCCTCCTGAAACTACTTAACAACCCTCGAATGGCTAACATTCGGACGCCAGCTCTCCCAGTTAAAATTAACCCAGCGCCCGCCGTTCATGACCATGCGATCCATCACCCGCTCGCCGAGCAATGTTTTCATCACCTCATAGTTCAGGTTTGTCAGCATCCCCACGCTGCGCATCGACGCTGTCCGGCGATCAACAATCTGGTGCAGCACCACCTGCTCGTTTTTCGTCTCGCGCTGAATGCCAATTTCATCAAGAACCAGCAGATCCACTTCGCACAGCTCCCGCAAAAATTTTTCGCCTGACTGCCCGTCGTCATAGCTGGCGTGCAGGGCGCTCATAACATCAGCCACGGTAACCACAATCACTGTCTGACCGTCTTTCAGCAGGCGATTCCCGATAGCTGCCGCTAAGTGATTCTACCCGGTATCAGGTTTTCCGCTGAACGCAAAATTTGTACACCCGGTCATCAGTTCATCGGCGATGGATTTCGCCTGGCTTAACGCGTATCGCTGGCCGTCGTTCTGCACCTGGTAATTCGCAAACGAGCATTTACGGTGCAACGGCTGGATGCCTGAGCGATTCAGAATTTTTTCCACCCGCAACTGGCGATTCAGGCGGTTGATCTCCTCGCTACGTTTCTGGCCTTCAGCAAGTTGCCACTCGCGCCACTCCGCTACCGTTCTGAATGGGGCGGTTACATGTTGCGGGGTCAGTCGGCGGATGCGTTCCAGAACGCCGCCTGTCGCAATATTTTTCATGGTCCGTTACCCCCTGAAGCCTGGCGGGATCGCACTGTCCGGCAACGAGACGGTGTTAACCTGTCGGAGCAACGTCTCAGGCCGAACACCTTTCGGCGCGAACAGGCCCTGGTATTCATTGGCGATGCTGTGTCGAATCACCTGCTCAGGTGTAAAACCCTGCTGACGGAATTTTTCCAGTTCCCGTATCGCCCTGCTCCGTTCGAATCGGTTTTCGCAATGCCTGTCTGAACCGGACCCACTCATGCCAGAGTGTTTCCGGCAACCAATCGGGCAGCTCAATAGCCTCCGGCTCGAATTTTTTAGACGCTCGTTTTTGGCGAGGGGGATTTAGGGGGAGATCAGTATTTAGATCTTCCTCTTCCTCTTCCACTGGTAACGCTTTTTGATCCGTTTGTGTAACGCTGGCAGCGTTACCTTTTCGTTTCAGTTCGCGTATTTTTGTTACTCGCTCGTTTGTAACCGCCCGTTTTTTAGAGCTTTTTCCGTTATGACGTTCAAAGTTAGGTAGAGAAAGCCCACCGTCATTTTCGACCAGCCATCCAACCTGAATTAACGCATCAGCAAAACCAGACATAAAAGTGATGCGATCTATTGCACTTTTTGTAACGCCGCGAGCGTTACAATCTGCATTACCGTCTATCATTTGTTGATCCGCCCATGCCCAGAAGCGAATAACCTTCCCTAATGCGGCATCTGGATCAATATTCAGAATCTCAGCAAGCCTGAATATTTCCGGCTTATCCGGCGTAATAACCTCGAGCTTTATCCAGTTTGAAGCCATTTGTTTTCACCTTGTAACGCTCGCAGCGTTACATTTAACTGATACCGAACAAAACAATCCGGCACGATTAATTTCAATCAATGCACTACGACAGAATCGCCGGGCGACCCACCACCGCTGAAATGTGCTTTCCGGTAAACGGCCTGGACAGCATCATCATGCGCATCAATTGCCGTACTCAACGCTTCCTGCGCCGCCAGTAATGCACGGCGTTCCAGGGTATCGAAGATACAGAGTCGGTGACGCAGCTCACGCGGAAGAATTGCCAGAACCGCAGGGATCAGTTTCTGAATTTTTTCCCTTTGCGCTTTCGTTTCACCTTTCAACCAACGGTGATAGATATTCTGCTGATTGTTCCAGTCCTTGCCTGGTACCAGAGACAATTCGCCGCCCCCCTGCCGCAGATATTCTTCAGTAATTGCGTTAGCGACCCACGCCTGCCCTTTTTCGGCTGCCAGGGCTAACAGCACTGATTCGATGTGCTCATGCCTGATTTTCATGAATCACCTTCCCAGGTCGTTTTGCCTTACGATATTCGTCATAAACTTTGGGGTCGTACTGAAGTTCCCCGCCAGATGCCTCTTGCAGGCGCATCGCGCGACCTTCAGGAACCAGTTCCCCCCATGCAGCAATGCTTGCCAGCCTAACTCCTGCGGCATTGGCAAGCTTTGTTTTGCTGCCAAAAAACGCTATAGCATCAATTTTCAACATATCGAGCTCCTTAGATTTTCCTAAGGAAACCAGGCCGTAGAGAAACCTAAGTCAAGAAAAATTAGAATTCCCTAATATGAAAAACGAAACCTTCGGTGCTCGCCTCTTACATAGGCGTAAAAAATTAAAACTGTCTCAGGCCGCATTAGGTAAGCTGGTCAAAGTGGCTCACGTAACAATTTCTCAATGGGAAAGAGATGAAACACAGCCGGCGGGGAAAAGATTATTCGCACTGAGCCAAGCGCTTCAGTGCTCACCGACTTGGCTTCTTTTTGGGGATGAAGATAAACAACCAGGCGAACCGATCCCGGATAATCAGCCAGCCATTCTGACAGAAGATCAAAAAGAGTTACTTCAACTGTTCGACGCACTGCCTGAGTCAGAGCAAAAGGCCCTGTTGTCAGAGATGCGTGCTCGAGTTGAAAATTTCAACAAACTTTTTGAAGAACTACTCAAAGCTCGCAAAAGAAGCGCAAACAAATAATCCCCTTTTTTCTCCACACCCT